AGAGATTATTCTGAATGGAGTTCTACAAGTATTGAAGTAAATACATTATTATCTGCAGGAAATTGGTATATCAGAGTTAGAGCAATTGATCAGGGATTAAAAGGAGCATGGGCAACAATAATATTTACAAGATAATTTTTAATGTTTGATGAAAAACTATATATTTATATATAAAAAACAATAACTAAATATATCAAAATGACAGAACAAATTAAGTTTACGGAACAAGAAGTCAATTCAATAAATCAGTTAAAAACTGATGTCGAACTCATTTTTACTCAATTAGGACAAATTTCAATTGAAAGAAAAAGAAGAAATGATGAGTTAGATGAACTTGAATCAGAATTACTAGAAAGACACAAAGAATTGGTTAATACCGAACTAGAATTATTCAAAAATTTAAACGAAAAGTATGGTGATGGTAATTATGACCCAAATACTGGCATATTTACTCCCATAAATAATCAGGTTACTCAATAAAAAAATATTCTTTACAAAAAGTAAGTAATATTTATATTCGTATCATTACATAATTGAAATTATAAAGGAGTAATATAAAATGGCAGAAAAGATTGTATCACCAGGTGTATTTACTAGAGAGAATGACCTTTCTTTCTTATCACAAGGTATTGGAGAAATCGGAGCAGCAATAATCGGACCTTTTTCTAAAGGCCCTGCTTTCGTACCAACCGTAGTAAACACCCAGTCAGAATTTGAATCAATATTCGGTACACCAGATGGTTCTTACTATACTGGTTACACGGTTCAAAATTATTTAAGAGAAGCTGGAACCGTAACTATCGTTCGTGTTGGACACATCGGTGGATATACTCAACAAGGAACTGTTGGTATTAAAGTATCGGGTTCCAACGGAGAAAAATTAGTTGGTGTTTTAAAATCAACTCATCATTGGACAACTTCTGGAAATGGTGATGCTATCACTGCTTCAATTGATGCTCAAGAATCATCATCAGCATTCAATATTATATTGAGTGGGTCTGATAACTCATATAATACTGCAGTATCTGCATCAATCCTATACACAGCTGGAAATGATTTATCAGATGTATTTGGTGGTAACCCAAGAGGTTCTAAAGGAGTGTATGTATCTCAATTCTTTGAAAATGCAGCTGCTTCAATATTCAATATAGCATCTGGTTCTGAAGTTTCATTGGTAAATTTAGGAGAACAAAGTTTTGTAGACCAGGATTGTTCTTTTGCTTCAACTCCTTGGATTATTTCCCAAGAAATTTCAGGTGAAACACATCAATTGTTCCGTTTCCATACACTTGGTGATGGTACATACTCTAATAGCGAATACAAGATTTCTATCTTTAATGTAAAAGCAGCAGGTGAATCAAATGCTACTGATTATGCAACTTTCTCTATTGTAATTAGAGCATATTCTGATACTGATAGAAGAAAATCAATTTTAGAAACTTATAATAATGTAAATTTAGATCCATTATCTCCAAATTACATCTTAAAAGTAATTGGTGACCAAAACATCACTATTGATGAGAATGGTAAAATGACAATGAATGGTGATTATACGAATCGTTCAAGACTAGTTAGAGTAGAAGTTTCAGAAGAAGGTTCGTTCCCAGTTACGGCAGGACCATTCGGACATGAGGCATACCTTTCCCCAATCCGAGGAAATAATTCAATAACACCTGCAGTTATTTTCTCAACAGGTTCAGTAGATAACACTGCATCATCTACATTTAGATATTCAGGTATAGATTTAGAAACTCCTGTTGTAAAAGTAGATAATAACTACTTCTTGGCACCAATTCCAAATAACGCTAGTACTGGTTCAAATTCACGATTCACATTTGATGATGGTCCATTTAATTATCTATTAACTGGTTCAAATACTACTGATGTTTCTAAAAGACAATTTACCGTAGGATTCCAAGGTGGATTTGATGGAATATCTCCTGTTGTAAAACATGCTTTGGCAAAAGCTGGTGATATTAATACTGAGTGGGGTTCTGGAAACTCACAAGGATTTAATCTTGCTAATCCAACAACAAGTGGTTCGGTTGCTTATGTAAAAGCAATTAATGCAGTATCTAACCCTGATGATTTTGATATCAACTTGGTAGCTGCACCTGGTGTTGTTAGAAGATTACACTCCTTTGTATTTGACAAAATTGTTGATATGGTAGAAGCTAGAGAAGATGCATTCTTCATTGGTGAATTGAGTGATTTCGATGATAGTATTGATTTAGTAACATTAGAATCGCAAAATGTAGATTCCAACTATGTAGGTTCTTACTATCCTTGGGTTAAAACAATCGATTCAAGAACAAATAAATTAACAATCGTTCCACCATCAGTATTGATGCCAGGAATCTACGCTGCAAACGATGCTATCGCCGCTGAGTGGTTTGCTCCTGCTGGTTTGAATAGAGGTGGTATCACTGGTGCAGTTAGTGTATTGAATAGACTAACACATGCTGAAAGAGATACTCTATATGAAAACAAAGTAAACCCAATCGCTCAATTCCCTGGAGAAGGTATCGTGGCATTTGGACAGAAGACTCTTCAAGATAGATCATCTGCATTGGATAGAATCAATGTAAGAAGATTGTTGATTAAGGTTAAGAAATACATTGCATCTACTTCAAGATACTTGGTATTCGAACAAAATACATCACAAACTCGTTCAAGATTCTTGAATACGGTAAATCCTTACTTGGAAGGAATCCAACAAAGACAAGGTTTATTCGCATTCAGAGTTGTAATGGATGAATCGAACAACACACCTGATGTAATTGATAGAAACATCTTGGCTGGTCAGATTTTCTTACAACCAACAAGAACTGCTGAATTCATCGTGTTAGATTTCAACATCTTACCAACTGGTGCATCATTCAGTTCATAATTTAAAAAAAATAAAAAAAAATTATATTTATTAGTATAATAGGAGAAAATAAAAAATGGCAGAAGTATTAGAATTTAACGATATGTTCTATACCAATTTCGAACCGAAGATGAAGAACCGCTTCATCTTCGAAGTAGGTGGTATTCCTTCATATTTAATAAAAGCATCACAAAGACCTACAATTCAGTTTGAAAAGGTTACCCTAGACCACATTAATGTTAAAAGACAACTTAAAGGTAAGGGTGAGTGGCAAGATATTACAATGACTCTTTATGACCCAATTGTTCCATCTGGAGCACAAGCGGTAATGGAGTGGGTTCGTTTATCACATGAATCTCTAACTGGTAGAAATGGATATGCTGATATGTATAAAAAAGACATCCAATGTTATATGTTAGGTCCAGTAGGTGATAAAATCGAACAATGGACATTAAAAGGTGCTTTCATTACACAAGCAAACTTTGGTGATTTGGATTGGGCAACTGGTACTGACCCTGCTACAATTGAATTAACAATTTCTTACGATTACGCAATCTTGGAATTCTAATACACTATTTCATTTCATTATATAAGAGAGTTCTCATTTCGAGAACTCTTTTTTTTTCAACTTTTTTTAATTTATATATTTATATACAAACAACAAAATAAAGGTTTATTATGGCAAATTATGATTTTCCAACTGAAGTAATTTCACTTCCATCTCAAGGATTATGTTACCCTGAATCAAATCCTCTCTCATCTGGTCAAATAGAAATTAAATACATGACTGCAAGGGAAGAAGAAATTTTAACATCTCAAAATTTAATTAAAAAAGGTATAGTTTTAGATAAACTATTCGAATCTATTATAGTAGATAGTAAAATCAATGTTGATGATATTCTACTCGGTGATAAAAATGCTATTATGTTAGCAACTCGTATTTTGGGTTATGGACCTGAATACAATATTCAACTTACAAATGACATGGATGAAAAAGAAGACGTAGTTGTTGATTTATCAAAAGTTCAGGTAAAAGAAGTTGATACTACTTTATTAAATCGAGAAAATAAATATAAATTTACAACATCAAATGGTAATCAATTAGAATTTAGATTACTGACACATGGTGACGAAAAAAAGATAGATGCAGATATTAAATCATTACAAAGATTAAATAAAGGTGCTTTGGGTGCTGAATTAACAACTAGATATAGATACATGATTATTTCTGTAAATGGTAAAACTGATACTGGTGCTATCACGAATTTCATTAACAACCAATTTTTAACTAGAGATACTAAAGTATTTAGAGAATATATTAAAAAAATACAACCAGACATAAAAATGGAATTTGAATATGAAGACCCTAAAACGGGAGAAATGGAGGTACGCTCAATTCCAATGGGCGTAGGGTTTTTTTGGCCTTCCGAGTAATTATTCAATTATACTTCATAAACAAATTTTCGAATTGTGTTATTTTGGTAATGGATTTACTCAAGAAGGAGTTTACCGATTACCAATACACCTACGAAATTTTTACTACAAACAATTGATAGATACTAAAAAAAGAGAACAAGAAGATATAAAACAATCTCAGAAGTCTAAATCAGCTGTAAGCGGCCCAAATGTAAATGTGAGAAGGTAAAACTCCTCACATTTTTTTTTATTTAATATTTATTAGAGTATAATTGGAGGTAAACTAAAATGAAACTTACTGAAACAAACAAAAATAAAATAAAAGAATTTATATCGAAAAAGCACGATATGAAAGAAGGTGTTGTTGATTACATCTTTGGAAAAAAACTGGTTTCAACCTTAGAAAAAGATGACAATTTTTTGAAACTTGCTAGAAGTTTGGATAATGATATGGATGCCCTTCGTAAAAAAGTAGAAAAAATGCAAAAAAATGGAGAAAGAATTCCTTATACGTATAAAGCTATCTTAAACATTAAATAGGATTTTAAAAAATGGCAATCAATTCCCAGCAACAAAGAGAAGTATTAAAATTACAAAATGAATATAATGAGGCACTAAGAGTATCTCAGTCAATTGCTGGTAACATAATTAGAGAGTTAGAAGAGCAAGTTAATACAACCGAGGATATAAGTAATGCTACAAAAAAATATATTCAAAATTTACAAAGTTCAGTAAAAGGTTTAGAAGATTCCGAAGATGTTCAAAAACTAATTATAAAAAATAATAAGGAAATAAATAATCTCCAACGAAGTATTACCGCGGCAAATAGAAAAGATGTTGAACAACGGATAGCTGCCTTAAACGTAACAAATGAAGCATTACAATTTGATTTGAAAAGATTAGATACCATACAAAAGGTAGATGATGCTTCAAAAGAGTTAGCAAGTAGCATGGGTGATGCTTTTGATAGTATGGTTGATACCTTTGATGATATTCCACTTATTGGAGGTATGTTATCTAAACTTGGTAAAACAGGTGCTTCGATGTTTAAAGACCAACTAGGAATTGCAGCAAAACAATTTACTACAAATTTTTCAACTAATTTAGGACAAGGGCAAAGTGTTATGACTGCTCTAAGAGGTTCGATGACAGGCCTTTCAACTGGAGCAGCTGCAACTGCAATTGCAATCGGTGCAATATTAATAGTAGTTGCTGCCGTAGTAGCAACAATTGCTATGGCAATAAAGAGGTTTTCAGAACTTGACCAAGCAGCAAAAGCCTTTAGAGAGGAAACTGGTTTATTAGTTTCCCAGACAAGAGGAATGCAGGAAAACATTCGTAATACTAATGTTGATTTTGCTAATTTAGGTGTAAGTGCCGAAAATGCAGCAAAGGCAGCAGCTGAATTTACAAATGCATTTGATGGATTACAACAACCATCTGAAGCTGTAATGGGTTCTATTTTAGTACTAAATAAAAACTTTGGAGTTTCGATAACCGAGGCAACGAAATTAAATAAAGTATTCCAAAACATTGGAAATTTAACTGCAGAACAATCTCAAGCATTAATAGGTCAAACTGTTGAAATGGCCAAATTGGCAGGTGTTGCCCCTGATAAAGTTATTAAGGATATGGCGGATAATTCCGAGTATGCTTACAAATACTTTGGAGGTTCGGCTGAAGAATTAAGAAATGCAGCAGTTGAGGCAGCTAAATTAGGAACATCCATTGGAGAAGCAGGTAAAGTAGCAGATAATTTATTAGATTTCGAAAAATCTATATCAGCAGAATTAGAAGCATCTGCTATGTTAGGCCAGAATTTAAATTTTAGTAATGCTCGATATTTAGCAGCAACTAAAGATGTACTTGGTGCTCAACAAGCTGTGGTTGATGAAGTGATGAAGTTAGGTGATGTAACACAACTCAGCTCTTTCGAACAAGAAAAATTGGCAGAGGCAAGTAATATGACAATCGAATCTCTTGCAACTCAACAAAAAATTAGAGAACGATTTGGAGTATTAGATAGAGAAAATTTAGCAGCTGCATTAGCTCTTGCAGAAACAGGTAAGGATATATCTAAAATGACCCAGGCCGATTTAAAGGCACAAACCGATAAACTTGCAAAACAACAAGAGATGCAATCAGTAACTGATGCATTGAAAAATGAAACTAGTTCTTTGGGTACTGGATTTATGGATATGATGGCTCCTCTCGGTACAACTATTATGAATAACTTGTTAGACCAGATGAAAAATCTAGGTGTAATTGTAAGACCAATAATGAAATTTTTTGGTTCATTGTTGAGTATAATTTTTGGAGTCCTTGGTGCCATGAATGATGTATTTCAGGCAGTAGTTGGACCAATATATGCAATAGGTGGAGCAATATTAGAAATGATGATCCAGCCTATTCAAAGAGTTGTAGAAAGATTACAACCATTGTTTGCTAAATTTAAAGAATTAAAATCAAAAACAATGGAAGCAATAGAACCTATTATGGAGCTGTTTCGGTCTTTAGGTGATTTACTTGCTGAACAAGTAGATTCTGGTCCATTGGGTTACTTTATAGATTTCATGATTTGGGGATTGGGAAAAATATTTGATGTTATTGGATTTATAGCAGAAGGGATAGCATTTGTATTAAATCCAATTGTGGACTTTATAGTATTTTTGACAGAGGGTATTCAATCTATATCAAGTATTATAGATGAGTATCTTATCCAACCATTAGTTGACGCAGGAAATCTTCTTGATACCGTTTCATTTGGTGCACTTGGAACTGCAACTCCTGCACCAACAAATACATCAACTGAATCAATAAATGATGGTGTAGTTCAAAATGGACAAGTTGTATCAACTCATCCTGATGATTTCTTAATAGCAACTAAAAATCCAGCAGGATTGGCAGATTCATTAGGTGGTGGAGGAGGTGTTCCAATGGTTTCTATGGAAGGTGTTATTACGGAATTACGAGAATTAAAAGCAGCATTTTTAGCAAATAAAGATGTATATATGGATAGTGCAAAGGTTACGAGTATTGTAAGGAAAAAAACTGAAACGAGTACTGATAATAAATTTGGAACTCAGTTTGCTTAATTAGATGGGAAAAACGATATTAGATTTATTTAGGGGTTCAACATTTGATACAGCAGTACAAGCTGATACAGATACCTTAGTTGAATTTGAAACAACTGGTATCAGACCTCGTTCTGCAGTTGAATTAAACAGTCCTTTATTATATGGTAATCAATCTATTCGTATTGCCACTCGTTCTACTTCTGCAGTAGAACAAATGAAACAAGCAACCGGTGGTATTGCAGGTCCAGGTACAGGTGGTGCTATAGGTCAAGGTTTAGGTCTAATTACATCTGGTGGGTTTGGTAGATTTGTATTTGGAGGACAAGTAAATTCATTAAATCAAGCTAGAGATGGTATAAACACAAGATTAGGTATTCCACAACTCACAATACCAACTTATGTAAAAAACACAGGTGAACTACAACGAAATATAGAACCAGATACGATGATTACCATTGCTCGTATAAAAAACAATGCAGCTGGTACTGAATTTGGTAAATTTTTAAAACAAGCAGGAGGGGGTAATCCTCAAACCCTTGGAAGACAACTTTTGGGACAAGGTATATCCTTAGTAAAAGATAAAGTAAGAGATTTTTTATTCGGAGACCCTTATTCATTAGGTGCAAATAGACCTGAACCTGCTAATGGTTCATATGAGTATTCATCTCAATTTAGTTATTCTGATAGAATTCGTGTAGCTAGACAAAGAGAACAACAACAAAAAGATTTGGCTCCATTATTGGAAGCAACAAACGATTTTTTAATAAAGGCTACCCTAGAAAAGGAAAGATTAAAGAGAAATGTTGGCCGAGAGGCAATAGAACTTAAAAATAAATTAAAAGGAACATCCAATGCAAGTAAAGATGCATTAGATAAAGCAGTTGAAGCACAAACTCGTAATCCAAAACCAAATCCTGATTTTAAATATTCCGAAACTCTCGGTAATTATCGAGAAGACTACAGAGAAGCAAATACTCCTATTATTGATTTATCATTAGTATCACCAGTTTTTGGTGTAGATAGAAAAGATAATGGTGGTAGATATGGAAAAACCGAATATGGGTTTTCTGATAGAAAAAATAATACTGGTGTATATTCTCCATAC